CGACGCTTCGTTCGTTATTAGCGAATCCGGTTCTGTAGCAACAACTGCGACTGTATCTGGTGAAGGTACAACGTTACAAGGCATTGAAGGATCGATAGCCGGATCATCAACAACTTCGGCGAGTTTAATTCGTCTTAAAGACGCGGCTGGTAGCTCGACGGGCTCGACAAATCTTTCCGCAAGCTGTACAATAGTTAAAGACGTAGGCTCCACAGTTAGTGGTACAGCCACTGCTTCTGGTTCTATTGAAACGTATCTCGTATTTAGTGGGTCGACAGAAGCAACAGCGAGCACGTCGGCGTCTTCGAGCTTTGTTTTCGGTTTTACTGGGACTGTAGAGTCTTCTGCAACACTAGCCGCTTCAGCATTTGTTACGAGACCGCTTATCGCGGAGGATATTTCTCCGTTCCGGACAATTACAATTCCTGCGGACCCTCCTTCTGTAGTGACCGTGCATAGCGATACAATACGCTATGCGCTTATATTCCCGGAACGCCGACGTTATATAAGGATAGTTTCATAATGGCTTACAAATTTCCTGATAAAGACTCCGGGGATAAACTGGACTTTACCGTAGATTGGACTCTCTACTTGCGTAGACTTAATGTAGATATTGCGGCATTTCAGTGGAAGATCAAAAAGGCGGATGGAACTTTTGTAAATTTTGATCTGGGAGAAGTATTTGAAGACGACGCAGTCTCTGCATCTTCTGATTCATCAGTTGGACTGATAAACGCAGGGCAGTTTCAGGATGGTAACAAGTTGACTATTGTCTTAGATAAAGGGATTAACGGGCAAACTTACACCCTTTCATGCCAAATTACGACTGACGTAGCAGGTGCTACAGGGGCCGCTGTAATTACAGACCGTGACATCGTATTGAGAGTGAGGGACCGATAGATGGCATATGATTTTTTGGGTCTCGTAAATGACATTGCAAAACGTCTGAACGAAACAGAACTTACCGAAGACGATTTTCCAACTGCTGTTGGTGTGTATGCGGCATTTAAAGACTCGGTTAATTCTTCGATTCGCCACATCAACCACTCGCATTTCTTTTACCCTTTTAACCATAACGTAGAAAATGAAGTTATGACAGCGGGAGAGTCTCGGTATCCTATCCCTGATACTGCAAAGTACGTGGACTACAACTCGTTCCGCATCACGCGTAGCACTGATCCAAAAGTTGACGAAGGCCGCAAGCTAGAGCCTATGTCTTACGGGGAGTACCTGCGACTTTACGTAGATCAAGAGTACGAAACGGATGCGTCTAAAGGGTCAATGCCGCGGTATGTTGTTCGAGCACCCAATCAAGAATACATTTTAACTCCGATGCCGGACGAAGCATACAGCTACCAGTACGAGTACTACATGAATGCTCCGGACCTTGAAGAGTATGATGACGTCCCAACGATCCCAGAAAACTACCGCTACTTAATTGTCGAAGGAAGTATGTACTACGCGTATATGTTCCGGGATAACATTGAACAAGCAGGTATCGCCCAGAAGAAGTTTGAGAATGGTATCAAGAATATGCGTTCTATTCTCGTAAACGAGCACATGTATTTTAAGGCGTACTAAGATGGATCGCTGGCAGACGTACCCCGTATCTTTTGCAGGCGGATTACAGACAAACCTCAGTTCACTTGAACAAGGAATGTCTGTTCCCGGAACTGCACAGAAACTGATCAACTTTGAGCCAGCTATCGATGGTGGCTACCGGCGTATAAAAGGATACCAAAAGTACGACACAACAGCAGTCCCCGGAACAGATGATATTCGAGGCTTATGCTTTTTCAAAGACGCGGCGTACGTAGCACGAGGTCCCAACCTGTACTTTTCAGGCGGAAGCGGGTGGGCGGAGCTAACTGACAATTTAACTTACGGCTCGGTTGGATTAACTCTGGGTACGGGGACAAAAGCTGTCCGCTTTGCGACGCTTGATTTTGATGGCAATGACACTCTGCTGATTCTTGACCCTGACGGTAAAGCGTTACAGTATAAAGGCGGCGTTCTCAGCCGACTAACGGGTATTCCATTGGATGGGTCGAGTGCTGAGTACGTAGCAGTTTTTAAAAACCACGTGTTTCTTGCGTCAGGACGTAATGTTGTATTTTCGTCGCCTTATTCTACTAGTGATTACACTGCGGCTTCTGGCGGCGGCGTAATTAACGTAACACATGAGATAACAGGCTTAATAACTTTCCGCGACATGCTGTTGATATTCACAGAAAACAGCATCTTACAACTTACGGGGAGTACGATTGCAGATTTTAACGTTCGCCCTATCACTGACAACTTAGGTTGCGTACATCCGGACACCATACAAGAGATTGGTGGTGATGTTATCTTCTTGTCTCCCGACGGGTTGCGGCTTGTATCAGGCACCGAAAGAAACGATGACTTTGGGCTCGGTGTTGTTTCGCGCGGCGTTCAGCAAGAAATGAAGTTATTTATCGAGAATCATAGTTCTTTCTGTAGCATCGTTATCCCAACAAAATCTCAGTACAGGGTGTTCGGTACTTCTTCAACTCCAAACAGTGAAGGCCGCGGTATCATCGGCGTTCAGACTGCGCCACAAGGTGGTGACGGAATGATGTGGGCTGAGACTATCGGTATCAAAGCAGAGTTTGCGCACGCAACGTACTCTGGAAGAGAAGAGGTCGTTATCTTTTCTAATGACACAGATTACGTGTATAAGATGGAATCGGGAAACAGCTTTGACTCCGAGGATATACAGGCGACGTACATTACTCCCCATTTGCCAATTACAGATCCGAGTACGCGTAAGACACTCTATAAGATGGATGTATTCACAGATCCTGAAGGGTCTTTTGACCTCACGATTGACACCATTATTGATTACGAAGTTACTAATGTTGTTCAGCCTGTTCAAAAGGAAGTCTCAAGTAATGTAGGGGCAGACGAGTTTGCCCTGTACGGAACGAGTGTGTACGACACAGGTGAATACTCCAACGCTGTAATTAACGACTTGTTCAAGATAAATCTCGAGGGGTCAGGGAAGATGTTTGCATTCAAGTTTATATCTGAGGGAACTCTGCCCCCAATCTCATTAAACGCAATGAGTATTCAATATGCTCAAAATGGAAGACGATAATGACTGGCTACACTCGAAATAATTCAAACATATCGACTGGTAATGTTATTCGTGCGAGTGATCTTAACGGTGAATTCGACGATATCGTAACTACTTTTAATGCTACATCGGGCCATACTCACGATGGCACTTCTGCTGAAGGTGCACCTATTACAAAAGTAGGTCCGGCGCAGAATATAACGGTGTCGGCGATAGGCGTGACGCCTTCAATTCATGATCAAATGGATCTCGGTACATCTGCCTTACGTTATAAAGCAGGCTATTTTCAAGGTAATGTAGTTACTGCTGGAAACTTTACGGGGTCTGTTGTCGGGGATGTAACAGGTAACGTTACAGGAGACGTAACTGGTAATGTGACGGGGGACCTAACCGGCAATGTAACAGGTAATGTAACTGGTAATCTGACCGGCGACGCAACCGGAGATATCTACGCGTCTGACGGCACGTCAAAGATTCTCGAAAATGGTACGGACGGTACCGACGCTACGTTCACAGGCAATGTGACAGGAAACGCCGATACTGCCACGACTCTTGCTACTGCGCGTAACATTGCAGGTCAATCTTTTGATGGGTCCGCAGACATTTCAATTGCAACTACAGATTTAACGGATGTAACGGCAAGCGCAACTGAAATAAACGTCCTTGACGGTATTACTGCAACAACATCAGAGTTAAACATTTTAGATGGCGTCACGTCGACTGCAACAGAACTCAATATTTTAGATGGGGTAACAGCTAGCACTACTGAACTTAACATCTTAGATGGGGTAACAGCTACCACTGATGAATTGAACATTCTCGACGGTGTAACTTCGACTGCAACAGAACTCAACATTTTAGATGGGGTAACAGCTACCGCTACTGAACTTAACATCTTAGATGGGGTAACAGCTACCACTGCTGAACTTAACATCTTAGATGGGGTAACAGCTACCACTGCTGAATTGAACATCTTAGACGGAGTCACCGCGACTGCTACGGAACTTAATATTTTAGACGGAGTCACCGCAACAGCCACAGAGTTAAATTATGTAGACGGTGTTACGTCCAACATCCAGACACAACTCGACTCAAAACAAGCAACTTTGACATCTACTTCAAACGGGTACGGAACACGTACCGTATCTACATCTGATCCGTCTGGTGGAAGTGACGGTGATATTTGGTACGTAGTGGAATCGTAGTATGCCTCCGGTTCACGTAAAAAATAATGGCGCAATTAAACAGGCGTCTCAAGTTTACGTCAAAGACGGCGGAGTTTGGAAAGAAGCTCAAACCGTCCATGTGTATGAAAATGGGCAGTGGAAACTCGTTCACTCCGCGGGCATTCAGATTAACACGAGCACAGGGTATAATAGTCATACCGGTATAACATACACCCACACGCTCACTACTCCTTACTCAAGTTCGAGCGATGTTCAGACCGTTTCTGTCCCCTCTAATGCTTTGTATATGGATTTCTTTATGTGCGGAGGAGGCGGTTCTGGGGGAACTCCTCCTTCAACTGC